TTCAGTCTCGTTCATAACCATGTCAACCTTAAACCGTTGACCAGAACCTGTCAATGTGTATGCCTGTTGTCCAGAGACAGTAGGTACGACAATCGTTTGACTTAAAGCATTCCATGAGTAGGCGTCTTCAATCTCACGCTTTGCGTCATTGATTAAGACACCAATCAAAGAACTATAAGGAGTATCACCAACAGATGAAACTTCTGTTTCCCTAAGTCTTATAAGGACATTGTTAACAAGTTGTAAATAAGTTGTTGCCATTAGTTTTCCTTGGTGTCTTTATAAGTAATCATTATAGACGATTCTCTTAGACTTGTCAATAGGTGTCTGCACTAGTGTTGTGCTTTTACAACAAACTGGAAGATCATAAACAATGTAGCTACGACAGCCCAAGCACCCATGCCCATGTTTACCCACCGTTCAACCTTACGATCTACTCTGGTAATGCTCTTATCAAGTTCTTCTGTCTTTTCCTCAAGGTCGTCAATCCGAACACCTTGAGCAGTCTGACGCTCTTCAACGAGGATCAGACGAGTGACAGCATCAGTTAGTTTGTCTACTTTTGTCTCTATTCGTTTCAAGTCCTCGTTGAAGCCTGCATCCATTTTACTTCTTAGCCTTCTTCTTGGACATCCCAGCCTCTGACAAGGCAATCGCTACAGCCTGCTTACGGCTCTTTACAACTGGGCCTTTCTTGCCGCTATGTAAGGTACCTTCCTTATACTCTTTCATAACTTTCTCAACTTTACTGGGCTTCTTCATCATATGTTCCTCGCTAAGTATTCGTACATGTGGTAACAGAGCACAAGAAGGAAAGCAATAGCAAACAAATACAAACCGTTGGTAATCATCTCTTGTTTCCGACGTTTTGCAATCTTTGCTGCTTGCTCTCGCTGTCTTTTGATCTTAGTACGTTCAGCCATCATTGACTGATAGGCTTCCTGTCCGTACACACCAGCGATAAGAATATAGAGTTCATACTCCATCTTCTTCAGTCGCTCACGGTGCATTACGATGTCTAATGCTTCCTGCTCAATTGATCCTTTACCAAGAAACTTGCCTTTCTTGAGGTCTTGTTCTTTTTTGGCAGCACTTTCGTTAAAAGATTGAACAGCCGAGTACCATTTACCAAGCTGTCCCGCTACACTTTCTATTTCTTTGCCAGCCTTCACCAGCTTCTGTACGGTATTGAATGCCGTAACAGCTACTCCGAAGGCTGTCACTGGATCAATCACAACATCTCCTTAGGGCTTTTCAGGCCACTGAATGTTGTCGGGGAAGCCCGCTTGTTGAGGGACATCGCGCAGCGCCTGACGATAGGGCGCCCACTTGTCTTTGGTTGCCTGCGGGACATCGACGGCTTGAGTCCAGTCGGTTGCAGCAAGCTCGGCATCACGTCTAGCGCGAATTACCGCTATTTCTTGCGCCTTTAGTTCTTCAGAAGACGGCAACGAAGGCGGAACAAATTCGACGCCGTTATATGTCCAGTTGTGCTCTACACCGTCTGGAGCTTCAATAAATTTTGCGGCATATTCGGCAGTAAACACGTTTGCTGGAGGAACGCGCACCCGGTCGATAATGACGCCGTTTTCAACATAAGCCCACGCCATGATCTGCTCCTTATGCATAAATCAGAACAATGGCAGGGCCGCCGGTTCCTGCTGTCCAAAAGGAAGCACCGCCGCCGCCGCCATATCCACCGTTGCCACCATAGGCGTCTGCGGGTTGTGAACTAGCAGTTGCCGCGCCACCGCCACCGCCAAACCCACCATTGCCGCCATAAACGTAAAGATTTGATGCTGTATCTGTGGTGACGCCACCACCACCCCCTCCAAATCCACCATGGCCACCGTACAAATAGGCGTAGCTATTCCCTATAGGCCCACCGCCTGATCCGCCGCCACCGGGGCCGGCTGAAAAAGCCGGAGAATTCCTATAGTTACTTACAACCAGTAGGGTAGAGGCACCGGGTGAAGTACAGAAAGAAAGCAGCGGATCAGTAAAAGCATTGATGATGTCTCTACTTTGACCGCCTCTATAAAGAGTCGCTGCGTTTAATGAACCTCCACCGGCACCTACATATTGGTAAACGCTTTGCTGCACACCGGCGGAAGACCCCGCACCTCCTGCGCCACCGCCGCCCCCACCGCCATAGCTGGTAGAGCCGCCGCCGCCTGATCCTCCCCATCCAGACCCACCGGCAGCATAGCCACCGCCGTTATACCCTGGACCAAGTGGCGATCCGCTTGACGCGCCGCCGCCCGTAGGCGCAGTCGTTCCATTGCCCCCGCTGTAAGCGCCCCCATTCGTGACAGACGCGTGCTTTGAAGCAGTTCCACCAGCAGGATTGGTGTAATCACCACCGTTCTGCCCCGGATTTGCGGTCAACATGGTAGTGCCGCCATAAACAACGGTAGCCACCCCAGAAGAAATTGTGATAGTCACGGTTTGGCCGGGAGTTACCGCGATATCTCCGTACGCACAACCGCCGCCCGCGCCGCCGCGGCTATATGAAGAATTGTTGTAGCTTCCACCATCACCCCCTTTACCAAATGCATAGACGCGGATAGAGGTTATCCCGGCGGGAACGGTGTAGCTGCCGGAAGAAGTGAATGCAGTCCACGTCTTAGAGCCAGAACTCGGCAACGCTGAACTCGTCCACGTCGTTCCGTTTGAGGTCAGGACATTCCCACTGCTACCCGGCGCAACCACCTGCACAGCAGAGGTTCCGTTACCGAGCAGGACGTTGTTGGCCGTGAGCGAAGTCGCTCCAGTACCGCCACTAGCAACAGGAAGTGTTCCAGTAACTTCTGAAGTTAAACTAACATTTCCTGCGGTAAATGCTGAAGTTCCGCTGGCTTTAACAACCCCTGTTAATGTAGTTGCACCAGTACCGCCATTAGCAACTGCTAAAGTACCTGTGCCAATTTCAGACGCATTGATTGCACCATCAGCAAGTACGTTGCCGTTACTTACGGTATCAGCAAGTATTTTGGTTTTAGACATTAATTTCTCCTATTAACCGGCTGATCCAGGCTCTGTAGGCCACTGAACATTCCAAGGAAAGCCCTCCTGAGCAGTTACGTCACGCAAAGCCTGACGATGTGCTGCCCAAGCTGCTTTGTCTACAGGAGCATCCGCCACCTGAGTCCAGTCACAGTCAGCAAGACGCTTGTTGCGATCATCACGAACTGCCTTAGACTGCTCGGCATCCTTCTGAGCCTTGTAGGCGGCCTCGTGCTCTGCGGCAGTGGTAACGTTGCCTTCTTCGTCTGTGGTGTCGTTAAAGATCGGCCCAAGAACGTGCTTGGTGTACCACTTGCCATCCACCTGCTCCACGCCTTGACGCATGGAGAACTGATAAACAGTACCTCCGGTGGCTTGTGGGCCTTCAAAGACCACATCAGCCCCCAAAGCCTCTAGCACCTCGTCCGTGGTGCGATCCCATGACGGGCCACCATTGTCTTTAGCCCATCGCCGGAGTTCGTCCTCCAGCATCACTTGGCCCGTGGCCCTGATTCTGATTTCCATGCTTTGCTCCTTATGCGATGGCGAGGAAGATGAAGGTTCCACCGTTTGCGTTGATGGCCGCAGGCGCGGTGCTGCTGATCTCAAATCCTGCGCTGTAGGTGTCGATGTAGTCGGTGTTTGTAACTTCTGCCGCAGTTGAATTCAATAGCAAATATGGATCGTTGCCAGAAACTATTCCTCGTGAACTATCCCAACAGTACCAGTCACCCGTGCTGTCCGTGCGCTTGATGAGCACGAACCGAGCGCCACCAGTAAACCCGCAGTCGATCTGCTTAGTTGTGCCGCTGCCGGTGTAGCTGCCGACCTTGCTGACGCCGGGGCAGGAGGCGAAGAGGTAGTTGACGTAGGTTGAGCCAGAGCCGTTTACTCTGTCATTTGTTCCAACACTAAACACAGTAGACGTTGGTGTAGTTAAATTCCAAACAACACCAGTGGGATCAGAAAACGGAGCAGCGGTATCAAAGTTCATGGCTTTGTCGTTTCCAACTGAAGCCAAATAAATCGTCCAGTTTGCAATATCGTTTCTGCGTTTCACAATCATCATCTCAGGCACAACGCCCAAGTTGTGATTTACTGTCCTTGCGGAACCAGTCCCCGTATAGCAAACCACATCAAAGAAGCCGGGGGCGCGGGTTATAGGATAGTTGACGTAAGTTGACCCGCTGTAATTCAGGTAGCCATCGATAAAGTCAGCACCGGCCTGATACCCGGTATTAGTCCATCCCTGCAAAGTGCGAGTTGAATTAATAGCAGTCTCGGCATTTGCGTTTGACGACCGCAACATCTGCGTGACGCCGCGCAGTTTGTCCCAAAACAACATCCCGTAGGCAGCAGGAGATGCAGTTCTTGGGAATGACATCAGCAAATCAGGATTATTGCCCGTGGTTACCACAGTTGGATTTGTGCCAGTGCCTGTTCTTGCAACCGGATTAAACACACTCGTCCCCGTCGTCGGAGTTTTCATCGGGCCGCGACGGATGGCGATGTAGATGTAGGTTCCCCCTGATGCGTTCAAGTATGGATCTTGGAAAACAAACCCTGTAGCCGTCGGCGCAAGAACGTTATATGTGTTTTCAACAGAGCCTAAATTTGCCCAAAGGTATGTGTCGTCAGTGAGAGTCATGCCCATCATGTTGTTGAACATGGCCCAGTCACTTGTGGAATCTGTTCTCTTTATTAGTAGCCATTGCGGCTCATAACCAAGCGTGATTGCGTTACCTGCCGCGCCTGTGCCCGTATAAGACCCACACGAAATCACATTGTCCGTACCCGTCAGGCCAAAGCCTCCTGCGTTGTGGGCGAAGAGGTAGGCGACGTAGGTGTCGCCGTTACTATTAACAGCACTGTTAGAGCCAACTGTAAAGGCAGTGCTTGTTGGGGCGGTTATGTCGAATACGGTAGTGCTGTATTGGCGCGAATCGGTAAGGTTTAATTGCAGGAAATAATCTTCACCGAGACTACGGTGATAAACAATCCAATTTGAACCGCTATTTGTAGACTTAATTATAATGCAGCCCGGTACGCTACCGAGGCTGTGACTAATGGCTTGTGTGCTTCCATTCCCCGTATACGTCACCACATCAAAGAACTTAGGCTGCTCGCGGAATGTCCATGAGACAGCGTTATAGCCACTGTAGTAACCGCCCGCAGTAAACCCATTTGAGTTAAATGCGATTACATCATTTGATCTGACGAATTGAGCACTGGTTAAGTTTGAACTGACTGAATTGTTGGCACCACGAACCGTGTCGTACAGATTGTTATTTGATGAGAGGTTTCTACCCTTAGTCCAAACCAAACCGCCCTTACCCGCTAGATCAATCCCGTTAACAATGTTTTGGGTTGACGAAGTGCCGGTGTAGAGCCACGTCGAGAACACGTCCTCGATGTAGTTGGCTGCTCCGACTTTGGCAAACTCGCCAAAGCCTTGTGCTGAGGCTGCGCCTTTTGTTTCTAGTAATGGCATCTCTTACCTCTTACTTGAACTGGGTCTGCGAAGCCAACACCGTGAAAGTCGCTGATCCCGTTTTAATGATCGTGTAAACATAGGCATCGATGCCGCTTGCATTACCCGCAGCAGGAGCAGTTCCTCCTTGCCACTTCGGGGTGACGCTAGTTCCGTCCACTTGAACCGCGCTGTTGTAGTACGCAGTAGACCCTTGAGTCACCAAGAAAGCAACCGTCATCGACTGACCAGTAGCAAGAGCCGTATTCAAGCTTGTACCACTAGAAGCGCGGAAGTTCACCGTCCAGTTAGCTGAAGCGTTGGAGGTGTAGTACAGAACCGACTGAGTGGTGATGTCATAATTGATCGTACCAGTGGCTGCGGTAGCAGACACCGTAGCAACTTCAGCAGCATCGTTGAGCACCACCGCTAACGCACTACTTGAACCACTTAGCGTTTGAGTATTAGTAAAGGTATTTGCAGCAGTGGTTACAGCAATGTTTGCACCGGCAAGCGTAGATGCGCCAGTACCACCGTTAGCAATAGGAACAGTTCCAGTTAAAGAAGTCGCCGAAAATGTTTGACCAGCAGCAAAACTAATTGCCCCAGTCATTGTACCACCAGTTAACTGAAGGAACCGAGCGTCCGACTGCGCTTGAGTATA